CAAAGATTTATTCTTTCTAATGCAACCGTTGATACTGGAAGTATAGCAGTTACTGTTTCTGAAAATAACGGAAGCAATAACATAATTTACACAGAAGCAAGCAGCCTTTTTGGATTAAACTCCAATTCAACGATATATTTCTTGCAAGCTGCTCAAAATGGTCAATATGAAATTGTATTTGGCGATGGAGTATTTGGTGATTATCCTTTAAATACTTCTGTTATCACAGTAACATATAGAATTACAAAAGGCTCAGCAGGTAGCGGTGTTTCAACATTTTATCTAAACCAAAATTTAGGTACATATAATGGTGGCAGTGCAATTTCTACAGTTACTACCGTTGCTAATAGTTCAAACGGTTCTGATCCAGAAACTATTGAATCGATTCGTTTTAGAGCTCCACGTTCATATCAAGTTCAAGATAGAGCAGTTACAACTAGCGACTATAAAACATTAATTCTTGATAATTTTAATGATGTTGAAGATGTTAACGTATTTGGAGGCGAAACTCTTCCTAATCCAGAATACGGTGTAGTTTATATTTCTCCTTCAACATACAGCGGTGCACCACTCGCTAATCAAAGAAAAGCTGATATATTAACATTCCTTCTATCAAAGAAAATGATCAATATCACAAATAAAATTATTGATCCTAATTATGTTTATATAGTTCCAACGGTTATGGTTAATATTAACTTTACAAATACTTCATTAACACCAGTTGATTTCCAATCTGCTGTATTAGCTAGTATTTCAAATTTCAATATTACATACTTGCAAAAATTTGATACTACGTTTAGATATTCTAAGCTATTAGAAGCAATTGATAATACAGATTCGAATATCGATGGTAACTTAACCTCAATTCAAATTTATAAATTGCTTGAACCTGCTCTTAATGTTGTAGCTTCACCATCAACTTCTTTTGGCAATCAGCTTAATGTAGGTAGCATTACAAGCAGTAATTTTATTTTGATCGATGGAAATACATATCAAATTACTGACGTTAATCCAACTGCTGTTGGTATTACTGGAATATTGTATTTGAAACAAATTACAACAAACAATACCCAAAATTATACAACGGTTGGCACAATTGATTATTTGAGTGGTACGGTTAACATTAAAAATATCACGGTATACAGTTTCTTAGGAGCTCCTGGTATTCAAATATTTGCAACATCAACTTATAATGATATTGTCGGTAATTCGAATAATATCGTAGAAATTGATTTAGGTTCTACTACTGTAACGGTAAATGCTGTATAATGCAAATCTCAAAGATAATATCACCATTAATTGCTTCTCAGTTTCCTGCCTTTTATAAGACACAGGGTTTAACTTTCATTGCATTTATGGAAAGCTATTATCAATGGCTTGAACAGATAGGTCAAGTTACATTCGAAGCTAGATCTATGCTCGAGTATACAGATATTGATACAACTTTACCTCAGTTCATTCAATACTTTAAAGACAAGTATATTCAATCACTCCCAATATCTATTATATCGGATCCTAAGCTATTAGTAAAGCATATTATTGACTTATACAGATCAAAAGGTACAGATAATTCATACAGACTTTTATTTCGTATGCTGTTCAATGAAGATATTGACATTTATGTTCCTGGAAATTATCTTTTTAAATCATCAGATGCAATTTGGACTATTCCAAGATATATTGAAGTAACGAACTTTCCGAATCTACAACAATTAGTTGGATATGAAATTTACAGCAGTTCTGGTGCAACGGCTGTTGTTGAAAGTTATTTTAAAAAAATAGTAAACCAAAAAACAGTAAATATTTTATTCCTATCAAATATCGATGGCACATTCAAATATGATGACCAAATATTTTCGCACCAATTTCCTAATATTAACGTAAGTAACGCACCAATCATAATTGGTTCTCTTTCGGCTGTTGCTGTTACAGGTGGTGGAGCAAATTATAATGTTGGTGATTTATTAACAGTTCAAGGCAGTGGTACTGGTGGCGTTGCACAGGTTGTTACTACTCAAGTAGACAACGGTAAAGTTTCATTTACTCTTGTTAATGGCGGTTATGGATATGGCACTGATGCAGTTGTTACTGTAACAGGCGGATACGGTTCAGGTGCTACGTTTAAAGTTGGTGGTATTACAAATATTCAAATTTTCAACTACAATACTGATATAATTAATAACGTATTTAATACTGTACTTGACATAAGCACCGAAGGTTTTGCAATTAATACTGTATCTTCTACAGGTGCTTTTACTAATAATGAATTGGTAACTGCATCTGCTAATGTTAAACATTTAGACGTTTCATATATTTCTGGCGCTATATCAAATGGCGAATCTATATCAAACACAGCACTTGGTATTTCAGGATTGACAGTTTATAATTCTGATGGATCTATGTTATACATTACAGGTACTGATACTAATTTAAATAATGCTAATGTTGTTCCTGGAACTTATTTGATAAGTAATACAACAGGCTCAGTTGTAAAAGTAAATGCAACTTTTCCTAAAGTTACAGTTACTGGAAATGGTGTTGTTAATTCTGTAGTTTCAAATACTACGTTAGTAACAGTGTTTAATTCTTCTAATACTATTGGTTATTTTATTCCTGGTAGTACTCTTACAGGTCAAAGTTCAGGAAAAACTGCAGTAGTTTCTTATGTTAATAGATTGACAAATTGGAATTATTTTCCAGCTGATCCAGCCGCTACTAATTTAGATACAAAAATAAACAACGCATTTAATATTATTTCGAAACAAATCGGCCAAATAACTTATATCACTGGTGTAAATCCAGGAATTGGTTATTCCGCTAATCCTACAGTTACTGTTATTGAACCATATGTTGCTGATGTTGGTATACCAGATGGGGTTGGTGGTATTTGGGGTAGAGACGCTATTGTTACCGCAGTAGCTGGTGTTTCATCTGGTGTTGTTTCTGCTGTAAAGATAGTTGATTCTGGATTTGGTTATAATCCAGAAGAATATGTAAATTTAGTAAGCACGAATAATGTTTCAACAGTAACAGGTTTTGCTATAGTTGATAAAGATGGCGCTGGTGAAGGTTATTATGAAAATAACAGTGGGTTCACTAGCGATACTATATATCTTCAAGATGATGAATTTTATCAAGTTTATTCATATCAAATTATCGCAACAAGAATGATTGATACGTATGAAAATTTTGTTAGAGATTTGATTCACCCTTCAGGCGTTGCTCTTTATGGTAAATTTTCTGTTGTTAGTGAATTAACAAATCAAGAATCAGCACCAGTATCTTTCTCACTTGTCCAATCAACATCATAAATACAATAAACAATCGTTGGAATTAAAATGGCAGTACTAACTATTCACCAATATCTTGATGCTGTTAATTCGTTTATCACGAACATCACTGCATCGCGAAAAGCATACTTTATGTATTTCGCCAAACCAACACCATGGACTGATGCCAATGGTGCTATTGACGATTCGAATGTTCTTGTAGCAAATGCTTCAGTTTCTCAACACGAATCAGTAATTTATGATGACCTTACTTTTGGTTTGAGAATCGGTAACAATAATATCATTCAAATGATTCCTCGTTATAATTGGTCTAACAATACATACTTTGATAGATATGATCAAAATGATGGTAATCTTTATTCAAAACAATTTTTTGTAATTACTGATAACTATCAAGTTTATAAAGTAATTGACAATAACAATGGTGCCAATTCAACTGTAAAACCATCTCTTACAACACCATATGGCACATTTAACACATCAGACGGATACGTGTGGAAATACATGTATTCTATTAGCACAAATGCTAATACTAATTTTACATCCAACACATATATACCAGTAACACCAAATGCAAACGTAACTTCGAATGCAGTTCCAGGAACCATCGATGTTATTCGTGTTACTGCTGGCGGTAATAATTATCAGTCATATTATTCTGGTTATCTTACATCAGCCATTAACAACCACACTGTTGGTATCGATAGTGGCGCATCGCCATATAATGATTATTATACTGGTTCATCCATGTATCTTAATGCAGGTTTCGGTGCTGGTCAAATTAGCAAAATTACAAAATATGATGGCCTTAATAAATTAGTTACAGTAACACCTGCATTTAACACTTATGCTGTGTTTAATTTATCAGCTCAAACTGGTTCTATTTCTGTCGGTAATATCCTTACTCAAAATATTGACAGCATTGTTTATTATTATAAACAGGGTGTTTTCCAAGTTGGTGATACTATTATTCAAACAGACACAGGCGCGAATGGCACTATCATAACTGCTAATTCTACAGTCCTTCAAGTTGTCCGTAACAGTGGCGCAAATACATTCGCTCTTAACACGCCTATCTATGATGTCACACAAGGAGGCACATTAGAATCAGGCACTGCTACAGTTCAGCCATTCCAAGTATTGAATATTACCTCAAATACAGGTGCATTTGCAAACGGCGAAACAATTTATCAAAGCAATGGTTCGGCTAATGTTGCTAATGGTGTTGTGTTCAGCTCAAATAGTTCTACAATTTATGTTGGTAATTCGACTGGTTCTTGGTCAAATTCTTATCAAGCTAAAGGTTCTACTTCAAGTTCAAATGCTGTTATTAATACAGTATCAACAAGCAATAATGGTTTAAGTTACGTTTATATTTCAACTGGTACAGCGAATACTACTTTTTCAGTAAATAACTTTATTCGTGTTGGTTCAAACGCAAATACTAATATGCGTAGAATTACGGCTGTTAATACAACAGTTGTAACTACAGCAACTCCATTCTCAAATACTCTTGTTGCTAATTCATATTACTTGATGCCTTATGCAGCTGATATTTTATCAACTACATTAACTTCTGCTAATGCTTATATTTCAAATACTAATCTTAATGGTATCAATTTAACTTATAATAACGTAGCTACTATTGGTCAAAATTTTATTATCGGTGAAAAGGTCGATCAAGTAGATATTAACAATATCTATCAGGGAGCTAACGCTATCATATCATATGCTAATTCATCAACACTTATTCTTAGCAATGTTAATGGTACTATTACTCCTGGACTTTTTGTAAGAGGCGAATCATCTTTACAAAAAGCATCTATCGTTTCTCAAATTAGCTATCCTAATATTACAACTACTGCTCCAACTGGAACTTTCGTTCTTGGTCAAACTCTTACTGCTAGAGATTCATCAACATACGCTTCTCTTGGAACTGCTAATTTAATTTCATATTACACAATTCCAAATGCTCTTACTCAGTATATTATTTCGCCAACAGTAACTATTACTGGTGATGGAACGAATGCTGCAGCGTATGCGGTTGTTAATAATGCAACAAATTCTACAAATAATATTCAGCAAATTGTTGTAATCAATCCAGGATCTAATTATTCTAATGCTATGATTACAATTTCAGCCAATACCAATTATGGCAGTGGAGCAAATGCTTCTCCAACTATTTCGCCAGCAACTGGCCATGGTTCAAATACATATTCTGAACTCGGCGCATCATATGTTGGTATAACAGTTAATATTGCTAACGGCTCAACTGAAGGATATATTTTCCCAGTTTATGGTAAATACCGCAAAGTAGGTATTTTAGAAGATCCATTGTACAATGATCTTACAGTAAACCTTAATAATTTTAGCAGAGTAAATTTACAACTTACTAATGTTTCTTCTCCGTTTTCTAATAATGAAAGTGTGTTACAATTAGGTAACATGGAAATGGATAGATTAAACATTTCTTCTAATACTAGTGCATTTATTGTTAAAGAAATAGTTTATCAAAGTAATGGTTCTGCTAATATTGCTACTGGTGCAATTTTTTCGGCCAATAGTACTGCAATTGTTGTAAATCCTACAAATGGATATTTTTCAAACACTTATCAAATTAAAGGTGTTACTTCAGGATCAAACGCTGTAGTAAATAGTATTTCTACCGTAACATCAAACCAACAAACTGTTGGTGTTGGTATGGTTCTTTCATACACAGCTAATGTTGCTAATACTACTCAAGGAACTCTTGTTCTTTATAATGCACAAGGAACTTTTGCAGCAAATATGATGTTTGCTAATGGTGTTCTATCAAATGATAATATTATTGGTATAAATTCTGGTTCTACAGCCAATGTAGCTGCTCAAAATACTGTATATTTTAGTTTGCTCTCAAATGTTGAAATTGTTACAGAAAATACTTCATTATCTACTGCTCAAATTATCGCATTGAATACTAATACTCAAATTGCTCTTTCAAATGTTGAAGGCACATTTACTTCTAATAGTTATATTACAGATAATGCAAGTGGCGCTCAGGCTAATGTCGTTTCTCTTTATGGTTCTAATAATACTATTAATGTCACAAATATATTTGGTCAGTATTTTAACCAAACATTAAGAATGCCATTAACTTCAAACTCAGCACCATTCCAACAATTTGAAGTATTAACACAAGTAAGCACAAATGCTTACGGTACTATTATTTCAACAAATAATGATGTTGATATTGTGTATACTGGAGCAAATGGAACATTTAATGTTGGTGATATTATCTCAAGCCAAAATGCAAGTTCAAATGGTACAGGTATTGTTACATTCGCAAATAGCACATATTTAAGAGTTACTGCAAAGAATAAATCATTTTCTAATGGAGATATCTTTAAAAATCTCCTAAATACAGGTGCAACTATAGCTAATGTTTATACTGTTTTAGTGTTAAATAATATTAGTGGCCCAAATAAATTCCAAAGTGGATTATTATCTGCTAATATGGTTGGTTCTAATTCTGGAGCAATAGGATTAAATACAGTTAATAACAGTATTGTTTATCCTGATCTTGTAAGACTTTCTGGTGATGTTATCTATCTAGAAAATTTTGCACCAGTTACTTTATCGAATACTTCTAGTGAAGTTGTTAAAATAGTTATTCAGTTCTAATACAGAGGAAAATATGACTCTACAAATTGATCTATCTCAGTCACCTTATTTTGACGATTTT